GGAACGGTACTGATGGATCAAATGTTCCTTTTACAGCCGATTTTATCGAAGTGACTTCAAAAAAGAGTTTTACCGGAAGCACTTCTGCAAGTGTTCTTGCGTATATCACATGTTCTGAATTCAGTGATACTGCAAATTTTCCTGTTAATCTTGCCGATCCTTTCGGTCCTAGTGCATTGGATGCTATAACAAAGTATTACTTCGGTACCCAGGCAAGTGCAAGTGTCGTGGTAAACGGACCTTCCGATTTCACAGTCACTTTGTCCGATATATATACCAATGGTAATACGATTCAGTTTTACATAGATAAAAACTTTACTCTCATACTTAACGAAATACTTTAAATCGCAGACAGATACCGATGTTCCTGTTCCGCAGGTATTGTTTAGCAATCTTGAGACTCTTCCGGTTTACAAATATGACGGCATCGGTACTTACAAAGTATTGCATCCGCTTGTTGATTTTACAAAATGCATTATTTCCATATCATCAGGCCAAGTAGCATCTCCCGATACCTATCGTGCCATTGCATATGTGTCTACACAAGGTGAAGTAAGGATGATGTGCGTTGATGCCACGGCTGCTCCAGCTAATGACCAGTTGTCAAACACTATGTTCAAAATGGAAATCTGGTTATGAGGTTTACGATTGATACAAATACAAGGATCATAACGATCAACGGCAACCCCAAACTGAAGGAACTTGCACAAACCCTGCTTGAACTTTCTGATAAGGGGTTCGAGGGTTACGCTGTGCATGTGATACCCATGGTTTCAGCGTCCGTAGGTACCACGTACGGATATGTCACTAACGATACATTGACAAACAATGAAGGAGTCCCTCCGATTATTCACTACTAGGATACCGGAAATACTCGAAGGTTGGAAAAACCTCGTGCTTACTGATTCACGGATCGAGAAAATAGCCCTTGAAAGATTGAAGGTCTGTTCCGATTGTGACCAGAACAATACAAATCCGGAACTGTCAATGGTTTCCAGGTGCAAGGCATGCGGGTGCGTCCTTGAGGCTAAAGCCAGAAGTCCCAAATCCGAATGCCCGAAGAACAAATGGCAATACTTGGAAAAGATCTAGACTCGATAGAGGTTTCCTACCTTACTCCGGTGATCAGTGAGAAAGGAAGGACCTTGAAGAAGACGGTGTTGCGGAAAGGGGTTTTACTCCTTTCAAGCATACTGATAATGGATGAGAACTTCGATTCAAAAGGCAACCTGGTCGAAGGGACATGCAGGGTTTATTACGAGAATCTTGGATGGCTTGTGCTTGAGGAGGATTATGATGAGATGGCCAAGTACAAGATGGGGCAGGCAAATACAGTAATAGGATTCCAACCAACGATAAAAAAACAAAAGAATGACACAAGAACAAATCCACGAAAAAATGCGTAAGCATTTCACTCCGATGAATGGACACATCATCGTAGAGTATGTGCGTAACCTGAAAACTTCCGGCGGTATCTACCTGCCTGAGAAATCAGAACACACCAAGAGCATCGCCCATCCCATAGTAGCGGCAGGGGCCCAGACCGAATTGAAAGTAGGTGAATGGGTGGCATTGCGCCCCATGCAAGTAGACGTCTTCAAGATGTACGACAGGGAGTTCGCGATATTGCGTGACTTCGACGTCATGATGAAGGTTGATATGACATACCTCAAAGACGAGGCTGAATTCAAAACAAAAGTAAACGATAACTGAAATGGCTAAATTACCATCAATTCCCGCTGGGATGAAAAGCATGATGAAATCCTCCGGCAAGGAAGGTGAATTCATCACCAAACTTCTGCACTGCACTACGCAGGTGCATATCTATCACTTGATTTGCAAGGGACCGGGTTCCTTTGCAATGCACAAGGCTTTGAATGAACTGTATGACGAATTACCTGATTTGGTAGACGGTCTTGCAGAATCCGTACAAGGCAAATACGGCATCCTGAACTATGCCATGGCTGCTCCGGCGTATGACAGTACCCTTTCAAAGGCTGTGCCTTATGTAAAGGATGTCTTGAACTACATCAAGATGACCCGTAAGGACATCTGCCAGGAAAGCAACTACCAGAACCAGATCGATGAGTTGGAGACATTGTTCTACACCACGATTTATAAATTGGAAAACCTGAGTTGATATGAAGATTATGGAGTCCTGGGACCTAAGTGTCAATTTTTGGGAAGTCAACCCCCAGTTGAAAGTCCCGGGACTTTTCCATAAGCTTTATTCGGAAGACAAGTCCAAGGGCAAGAGCCAGTCGTCAAAACTGATGTGGGCCCTTGCTTTTTTTGCTGACTTCGATTCAAAGTACAGGGCATTGTCCGACGGTGAAAGGAAAAAACTCGTATCGGAAGACATATTGAAAGATCCTTCGTTTGACTGGTCCACTGTCGACGAGTATATAAAGGCATGGGACATGTTCAAATCCGTGCCCATGAAGCAGATGTCCGAGTGGGAAAGGCTGATGAACGAAAAAACCGAGTATATGCGTACGCTCAAGTACAACGCGGATACCGCGGATGAGATTGAGAAAAGGTTATTGTCGAATACCAAACTGTATACTGAGTACGAAGAGATCATGTCACGCCTTGTCCAAGAAGGTGAAGGTGGAACCATGATAGGCGGTGGAATGGAAAGTCTCACCGAGAAAGGGGATATCTGATGTGGAACGATAGGCGGGATTTCACACTGGCAGAAATTCCAAAACTCCATCCCATGAGTCATGGGTATCTTGACTTTTGGCGTGGAGAGAAAAAGAAAGTGATAGAAGGGGTATGGATCAATGGAGTGTGGTGTCCGCCGCAACTTTACCATTACCTCAATTATGCAACAATAGTCCTTGGAGAAAAGAAGACAAGGAAGAAGGACGCCCCATATGTCAATGACCTCATTACAAAAATACAGGACGTCCTGAACAACTATCCCGGTGGCATGGAAGTCAACGGGATATATTATCCGCCCCCTTTTGCAAAAACCCTTTCAGGTACATGGGCGATAGGTAAGAAGATTGAGAATTATTATAAGAAAAAAATAGGTGGCAAGTGGCAATGGATGGGGACAAGGTCCTGTTTCAAACCACGTGTTTACAAGGACAAACCCTTGGCGGGTGTCGGAGGTCGTAATACCCTGAAGATAGGGGAAGAGATCGGGGTTTGGGAAAACCTCATTGAATCACATTTCGCGGATGAGAATACTCAAAGACTTAATAACTATAAGTTTGGGTCTACCCTTTATATCGGTACTGGTGGTGACATGGTGGGTGGCGGAACACTTGCCGCACAAAAAATGTTCTACGACCCTGAGACTTATGACTGCCTGGTGTTTGACGATGTTTATGAGAATAGAGGCAGAATAGGTTTGTTCTTTCCGTCGTCATATACGAAGATAAACTACAAGGATCCGTTGGGTAACACCAACCATCAACTTGCCAAACTGGGCGAGGAAGAGGAGCGTGAAAAGAAGAAGACTGCCAAAGACGCAAGTGCATATGATGAATACGTTGTTTACAACCCACTGGTTCCCAGTGAGGTATTCCTGTCAAAAACTAATAATATATTCCCTCTTAAAGATCTTCAGTACACTCTGGCTCACATCGAGACTAGCAGACTGGCTGATGCTGAATGGATAGGGGATCTTGTCCTTACGGAAAATGGTGAGGTTGAATGGTTTAACAATGCAAAGAACAGACCTATCTATGATTTTCCGTTGAAAGCCGAGGCTAATACGGAAGGATCGGTGGTTCTTTATGAACATCCTATAAAGGATGATGACGGGATTATCCCATGGGGTAGGTACATAGGAGGAATTGACCCTTATGACCACGACAAATCCAAATCAGGTTCGCTTGGTTCGATAATAATCCTGGATAACCTGACAAACAGGATAGTTGCGGAGTATTCCGGACGTCCAGAAACTGCGAATGATTTTTATGAAACCTGCCGCAGGTTGTTATTGTATTTCAATGCTTTGGCATTGTATGAGAATGAAAAGAAAGGGGTATTTACCTATTTTGAATCATGCGGATCATTGTATCTGCTTGCCAGACAACCTAAACTTATCAAGGACGTAGTCCAAGGATCCACTGTTGACAGGGGATATGGTATGCACATGCCCTTGGAAATCAAGCGTTATGGCGAAGG